AAAATTAATACTAAAAATTATATTACGCGAAAATAACAGACTATATTATGAAAAATAAAATTTTGAAAGGGGATTATAATATGATTAAAGAAGTTAAAAATTTCTGTAAAAAGTACAAAAAAGAACTTATCGTAGGAGGATTAATTATTGTTGGCGGGGGTGTTATAGGATCAATCGCACAACAAATAATATCTAAAAAGAAAGGTTTCACTGTACCGGATGGAATGACTACAATCTATTGGAAACCGAATAACAGTTTTATTAATTTAGAGAAAGTCAAAGAAGTTCTTGATTTAAATGTTAATAACAACGAATCATTTGCAATATTTAGAGAAGGTCCTAATTCAGAGGCCTATACTCTAGTATTGTTAAGTGATAATGTTGTTACTGACGCGTGAGTTAAGAGAGAGCTTTGGCTCTTTCTTTTTTTTGCGCAAATATAACAAGTTCTTTTATGAAACTAATGAAAATTATTGAAAGGGGATTTAAATTATGAATGAGATCAAAAGTTTGTTGAATGAGGAAATTAAGAACGAAATACAAGACTTATCTACTCTTCAACTAGGAAGTGAAGAAAAATCAAGAGCAATAGACGATTTAACGAAACTGTACAAATTGAGAATCGAAGAAACCAAATGCGAATTAGACTACGATGAGAAGTACGATAGAAGGATTATGGAGGCGAATAAAAATCGAAGCGAATATGAACTCAAGGAGAAACAATTAACAAACGAGGAAGTTCTTAAAACTCGAGAATTGGATCTTAAAGAAGGACAGACTGCCGCCGATTTAGAAGCTTGCGATCGTGAAGAACAACTCAAAAGAGATCAAATGAAAGCTGATGTTTGGGATCGATATCTTAAATTGGGAATAGAAATTATAGGAATCGGATTGCCGTTGATATTCTATGCATCATGGATGAGGAGAGGATTTAAGTTTGAAGAAACAGGAACTTATACCTCAACAACATTTAAAGGATTATTTAACCGATTTAAACCAACAAAATAATAAATTATGGAGTTCAAAGAAAGAGTCTGTATTAAACATGGACTCTTCACTTTTCCACGCGAAATATACAAGGCTTATTATGAAAGGGAGTGTTATGATGACTTACAAAGAAATTATGAACCATATTACTTTTCATAGGGAACGTATTAATGAATTAAGCGAGCGTCTCAAAACAACTGATTGTGCAGATGTTAGGAGAGCATATATTAATGAAATGATGTGGCGTGCCGAAGAAATAGGAAGAATGGATATGATGAACAAGAAAAGAATTATGACCAAACTAGAAAAAATAACGAAAAGATTAGGGTTCTAACAAGGACTCTTTCTTTTCCACGCGAAATTTACAGCTCCTATTATGAAAATAAATTCAAAAAGGAGAGATTATTATGAAAGTTACGGACATGCTTATATCAGCTATAATCAAAAGAGGTATACTTTATGAGGCGAGAAATTGTGATATGGAATTTGAAGTACCGATTGCACAAACTGACGCTTTAGGAGGAACCAAAGATAAAATAGTGATAAAGTTCAAGGCTGAACATATGACCCTTAGAATTGATAAGGAGTAGGGCTCTAACAAGGGCTCTTTTCTTTTTGCGCGAAAAAAACATAGCATATTATGAAACCAAATCAAAAATGTGAAAGGGGATTATATTATGTTATTTAAAACAAGAAGAGAATTTATTATGAATGAGAAGGATGTTACAACCGCATTATCGGTGATTAATGCTCACACCAGTTTCAATATTAAACATGTTGGAAATTGTGGATGGGCAAATCAACCGACTACGTGGTTTGTAGTCTTCGATGCTACCAATAATGAATATAAACGAATTGTAAAAGAGTTAATAAACGTATATGGTAAAATATCTGTCACAGCTAGACCTGGTGGAAAACAAGATTTATATTTTGAAAGAACTTGAGTCCCAAACAAGGGCTCTTTTCTTTTTGCGCGAAAAATACAATGTATATTATGAAAAACAGATTAGCTCAGACTGGTTAGAGCGCGGTGAAATTCCGAGGTCGTGGGGTTCAATGCCCACACTGTTTTTCTTTTATTTTTTTTTTACTTATCTTTTGAAAGGAGATAAATTATGGCAAACGTTACAATTATGATTAATGATCAATATGGAGGGTATGTTAAGTGTACTCGAGAGCTTATTACTGGTCTTTTATTTGTGGTCATATTTAATGGTCATACCGAAGAGAGTCACGAATTATGTTTAGACCCAAAAGAACCAGAGGTTATATCTTGGTTACAAAGAGTATTTCCAGCGGCGCATCTGGATACTTTAGACCTCGATTGTTGAAAGGAGAAAGAGTATGAAAGGTAAGATATTTTTAAAACGTTGGACGCCAACGATATTGTCTAGTATATCCGTTATAGGTGTTGTAGCGACGGCTGTAATGGCAGTTAAAGCAACACCAAAAGCTATAAGATTAATTGATCGAGAAATTTACAGACGGAATGAAGATATTGACAAACCGATAGCTAATCTCAGACCAATGGATATGGTTAAAGTAGCTTGGCAATGTTATATTCCGTCAGCAGCCATTGGTGTAGCTACTATTGGTTGTATATTTGGTTCTAACATATTGAACCGGAGAAATCAAGCACACTTAGTAAGTGCATATGCACTATTGGATCAGGCGTATAAAAATTACAGAGAGGCAGCGTGTTCTGCTTTTGGTGATGATGCCGATTCTAAAATTAAGGTTGAAATGGCAAAAGCATCATATGTGTCTGCGGATGGGTGCTATATATATGAGTCAAATTTAGACCAATCAGGTGAAAAAATATTGTTTTATGATAGTTTTGGGTTAAGGTATTTTTCAACAACCATGGCGTCTGTTTTGAATGCTCAATATCATATAAATCGAAATTTAGCCTTACGTTGTAGTGTTAGTTTGAATGAATTTTTTGAGTTTTTGGGGTTGTCTAAAATTATTGGATGTGATAATATTGGATGGGATATTAACGAAATGATATCCTCGGGGTTTGTATGGCTTGATTTTGACAATAGACATACAACAATGGAAGATGGTATGGAATGTTACATTATATCATCTATGTGTGATCCAGAACCACTAGATTTCTAAAATAAAAAAAACGCGCGAAATTTACAGAGTATATTATGAAAGGGGGTGTATTTATGACTGATAAAATTATTAAAGCAATTGGTTTAGGAGCGACCGTTGTTGGACTCGGGGCAACCGTAGTAAACAATATTATAGCTGAAAAAAAACTAAATGCTGCAATTGAAAAGAAAGTTGCAGAAGCACTTACTAAAATAAAAGAATAGGGTCCCTAACAAGGGCTCTTTTCTTTTCGCTTTACGGAAGGGAGATAATTAAATGTATGATAGGACAATTGCTTTAATTCAATCATATATTTACGATGAATTGTCAGAACCGCGGTTATATTTACCAAGGGGTATGTTTGAGATTCGTAGCTATTCAAGATGGGCGGCAGAAGAACTTTTAATTCGCTTAATGAATGAATCATTACAACTACCTCCTCATTTAACAGGTCGACAACAAAGAACAAGTATGGAAATTATTGAAAGTTTTATTAACGATATGGATTATTATTCTTGTAAGTCAAAGAATCCGGACGTTAATATAATATTTTCAACTGCAAAGGATACTGCTGTAAATATATACGATTATTTTTTAGCAGCAAATTAATTTACATTTTAGAAAGGGGAACAAAACAAATGAATATGTCAAGAATTATAGGTGATATACAAAAAGCAATTTATAAACATAGTCCCGAGATACTTACTGGTATCGGTATTGCCGGCATGATCACCACCACCATAATGGCTGTCAGAGCGACACCAAAAGCCGTCGATTTAATTGATAGGGAGATTTACAGACGAAATGAAAATACTAATAGTCCGATATTTAATCTCGAACCGGTGGAAGTTGTTAAAGTAGCTTGGAAATGTTATATTCCGTCAGCTATAGTAGGAAGTATGTCCATATTATGCTTAGTCGGGGGCAGTTCAGCGAACGTTTGACGAAACGCTGCTATAGCAACGGCTTATACTCTTTCTGAATCAGCACTTAGAAATTATCAGGAAAAAGTAATTGAAACTATAGGTGAAAAGAAAGAACAAGAAGTAAGAGATGCGGTTGCGAAAAGTAAAATAAATCGTGATCCAGTATCAAATCGCGAAATTATTATTACCGATCGAGGTAATACATTATGTTATGATGCTATGTCTGGTCGCTATTTTAAATCGGACAGAGAGGTCATAAAAAAGGCAGAAAATGAACTTAATAGACAAATGTTATCAGACACATATGTATCACTCAACGAATTTTATGATCTAATTGGACTTAATAGAATTACGATTGGCGATGATCTTGGTTGGTATGTGAACGATGGTTATTTAAAATTACAGTTTAGTTCACATTTAGCAAATGATGGAACGCCCTGTCTTGTGATAGATTATATAGTTGCGCCTAGATATGATTATATGCATAGGTGACGCGCGAAAATTACAAATCATATTATGAAGAATAAACTTTTGAAAGGAGTTTAAAATTATGGATGAATTAGAAAAAATGGTTGATGTTGTAGAAGAGACAAATAATATTATGAGGTCGGTAAAACCAAATAATGGATTAAAAATTGGTATTATAGGAATTGCAACGATAGGAGTAGGTTTAATAACTTACCGATATGTGGTAAAACCAATAATTGCAAAGATTAAATCCAGAAGGAATGTAGATGATAGTATTATTGAAGAAACAACAAATCAAGGCTACGTTGGATACGAATCCGAAGATGAAAACTAATCAAGAAAAATATTCTAAAAAGAGATGATGCTTATAACACGGCGTCTTCTCTTTTTGTTTTGCCGAGGAGGAGAGAATTAGGATGAATCAATATATTTATGATGGACCAGTTAAGGAATTTGATAAAATAATAACTAGTCGTTGGCAATCATCCACATGTGCTATGTCCGAAGACCGCGCAAGAAGTAATCTTTCCTATCAATTTAAAGTTGCCAATAAAAAGACTAAAACTACAAAGATAATATTACCAGGAAAAATTATCTTAATTCAAAAAGAAGGAGAACTATAATGGATAATTACCAACCAAATTCTCATAGATCAAAAGAACCACCAAAGGTTGAGCCCGTTACAAAAAAAGTTGAAAAAGTTATAACCGGAACAGCTAAAACTAAAAAAAAGGGTGATTTTCAAAAAATAGTAAGTGTGTTTTTACCCGATGATGTTCCTAGTATTAAATCATATGTCTGGTTTGACATTGTTGTTCCGTTAATAAAGAAAGCATTATCAGATACGGTTGATGCTTTTCTTTATCCTGGAGAAGGTAGTCGTTCAAATAAAAACACTACTGCATCCAGAATATCGTATAGAAACTATTACGACGATAAAAAAAATGATAGGACAGGATATACCGCCTCATCAGTACGTACTGGATATAATTATGACGATGTTATTTTAAATAGTCGCGGTGAGGCAGAAGATGTACTCACCAGAATGGAAGAGTTAATATCGGTATATAAACTAGTAAGTGTTGCTGATTTATATGACCTAGTCGACATTAGGTCTGATAATTATACAAATAATAAGTATGGTTGGACTAATCTGCGTAGTGCACAAGTCGTTCCGACCAGAGGTGGATATTTATTAAAGTTACCAAGAGCATTACCATTAGATTAGGGAGGATTTAAATATGAAAGTAAAAGAATTTAACGACGTTCTAAATGAACAAATTAAAAGATGCACCGATACATTAATATCTAAGGCGGTTGAGTATGCAACCACTGATCGCCTTCATAATTTTAAAGTTGCTGCGGAGCTACAGGGATGTACGCCAAGAAGAGCTCTTGCTGGTATGATGTCTAAACACACAGTATCTGTTTATGATATGTGTAGTAGCGAAGCATCATTTTCGACGGCTATGTGGAATGAAAAAATAACCGATAGTATTAATTATTTACTTCTACTTCGAGCTATAGTGGAAGAAGAAAATATTAGTTTAGAGAATAACGAAAAGGAGACAATATATTATGATCAAAAGTGAAATTTTAAGTAAAATAAGCGGAACATTTAACCGTGTGGGATTTGGTGTGAAAAAACACAGTCCAGAAATACTCATTGTAGCTGGAGTTGTCGGGGTTGTAACAAGTGCCGTTATTGCTTGCAAGGCAACTACCAAAATAAATACTATTCTTGAAAAATCTAAGAAAGAACTTAATCATATTGATGATTGTCTTCTTGATACTACATTAACTGAGGAATACACTCCCGAAGACGCAAAGAAAGATAAAGCTATTATTTATATTCAAACCAGTTTTAAGTTGGTATCACTCTATGCACCATCCGTTTTATTAGGAGCATTATCAATAACAAGTATTTTAGCATCCAATAACATTCTTAGAAAACGTAATGTAGCTCTCGCTGCTGCCTATGCTACTATCGATAGAGGGTTTAAAGAATATAGAAATCGGGTTGTTGAGCGATTTGGCGCAGAAATAGATCATGAATTAAAGCACAATATAAAAGCTAAACAATTTGAAAAAACAATCGTTAATGAAGATGGAACTGAAACCACCGTTACAGAAACAATTAAAGTTGCTGGAGAAATTAACCAATATAGCGAATATGCGCGCTTCTTTGATGAGAGCAGTTCTTATTGGGAAAAAGATTCCGAATATAATTTAATGTTTCTCCGGTCCAATCAGCGATATGCAAACGATTTACTCATTACTAAGGGTCATTTGTTCTTAAATGAGGTATATGATATGTTAGATATACCGAGAACAAAAGCAGGACAATCCGTTGGTTGGATATATGATCCGAAGAATCCTATTGGTGATAACTTTGTTGATTTTGGAATCTATGAGACTCAAAAAGAAAAAGTACGCGATTTTGTAAATGGATACGAACGTGTAATTCTTTTAGATTTTAATGTTGATGGTGATATCTTAAATCATAGAAACAAAAACGTTTTTATTAATCAAAAATAAGACCTATCTAGATGCCCCTTTTTGAATAATTAGAAAGGGGTTATTTTTTTATGTTTGAGGAGGGTTATAAGTGTATAAATTAACAAGACTATTTACTCTCATGTTAGTGCTAATGTTTGCGCTAACTGGTAATAGTATGGGAACCATTTATGAAAAACCAAAACCATCACAATTGGTGGTTACAGTTCCAGAAAATACTACTATAGATTTGATGAAGTCCAGACCACGAGAACACGTTCCCTCTAGAAGTATAGAACGAGTAGTTAGAATTGAGGAAAATAAATGTATAATGTCTGATGCAGATATTAAACTTATAGCTCTAGTAACAATGGCTGAAGCTGAGGGTGAATGCGAGAAAGGAAAAAGACTAGTAATAGATACTATATTAAATCGCGTTGATTCTAAGCATTTTCCAGACACGGTTAAAGGTGTCATATATCAACCTCACCAATTTTCATCAATGTGGAATGGTAGAGTTGATCGATGTGAAGTACGAGAAGATATTTGTAATTTGGTAAGGGAGGAATTAAATTTCCGTACTAATCACGATGTTGTATTTTTTATGGCTGGACGATATAGTGTATATGGCACCCCAATGTTTCAAGTTGAAAATCATTATTTTTCAAGTTATTATTGAGAGGAGAATTTGTAATAATGAATACTAATACGTTTAAGTACGTTACTATATTTGTTGTTGGCGCTGCTGTTGGGGCGTTAGCGACATATAAAGTAGTAAAAACAAAATATGAGCAGATTGCTCAGGAAGAGATTAACTCAGTTAAAGAGGTATTTTCTAAGAGACAATTACCTAATACATCGGGTTGTGTTGGGGATATGATATCAGGTTTAGAAGATATAATAAATACATCCTTAAAAAACGTGGCAAAACAAGCAAAAGAAAAGCCAGAAATAACAAAATATGCTTCTATAATTCAAAAATCTGGATATACTGATTATACAAAGATAAATCCTAGTACTGTAAGTCAGGAACCAGAATATGATGAGAGTGATGCGGAGGATGAGGATGAACAAGACGAGGAAAACGATTATACTATTCGTGATGTTCATCAAATACCACCAGTCTTAAAACCCGGAGAAAGACCGTATGTAATATCACCAGATGAATTTGGTGAATTTGACGATTATGAACAAATAGGTCTTAACTATTTTTCAGACAAGGTGTTAACATACGACGATGATGAATTAATTGACGATGTTGATGATATTGTTGGGTGTGATTCTCTTTCTCGTTTTGGAGACTATGAGGACGATTCTATTTTTGTTAGAAATGATCGATTAAAATGTGACTATGAAATTTTATTAGATCATAGAAAATATTCGGATGTGATTAGAAAAAAACCACATCAAATTTGAGAGGTGATAATAAATAATGATTAAACGCGAGTTAAATAACCATTATTTTGAGTGGATGTATCAACTCGTATGCAATAATAAACAATTTGGGAGATACTTTTATAGGAAACTTTTAATTCATTTGCATACTATAAATTTTTTCTATAGTATGGAGATGGATGGTAATAGAGCTGCCGATGGAATAGAGCTCAGATATCGTTTTGGGTACGAGAATCGGTATACAAGCGACCTTATTAATGCATGGCTTGACCATCGACCATGTAGTGTTCTAGAGATGATGGTTGCTCTTTCGTTTCGTTGTGAGGAACATATTATGGACGATCCGACAATAGGAAATCGAACTGGACAGTGGTTTTGGGGTATGATTATGAATCTCGGATTAGAGTCAATGGATGATTCTCGATTTGATATTTATAAGGTTGACGACATTATATTTAAGTTTTTAAATCGACAATACAAACCAGATGGTGAAGGTGGATTGTTTACAGTAACGAAAAGAAGAAATGATTTGCGAGAAACGGAAATATGGTATCAGATGTGTTGGTATCTAAGTGAAGTCTTAGCAAAATAAATAATGTAAAGGGGATATATGTATATGAAAGATACGATGATTATAATCTTATCTATTATGGGGTTACTGTCTTCTTTGTTTTTGTTAATTTATGTAATAAACGAAATCAAGAAGCTTAAACACATGAGAGGAGATTAATAAATAATGATAGACTTTTTAGTAGTTTCAACACGTAGTTCAAAGCGTGGTGTAATAGAAATCTACCCGAAGTTCATCATTAAAAAAAGCTCCGATCTTATGATTCGTGGTGGCGACTTCTATGCTATTTGGATCGAGGAACGAGGTTTATGGTCTACGGACGAACAAGACGCCCTACAATTAATTGATAGGGAACTCGAAAAATTTGCAGAGGAAAATCGTCATAAATACGATTCAGATATTAAGATTTTGCATATGTGGGATGCTGGGTCTGGGATGATTGATGCTTGGCATAAATATTGTCAAAAACAGATGAGAGATTCCTTTCACATGCTGGATGATAAACTCATATTTAGCAACACCAACACAAACAAAAAGGATTATGCCAGTAAAAAACTTACGTATCCACTTGAACCTGGTGACATGTCGGCTTATGATAAATTGATGTCTATTCTGTACACTGAGGAAGAGCGTCATAAAATTGAATGGGCGATTGGTTCTATTGTATCTGGCGAATCAAAGAAATTACAAAAATTTATGGTTCTTTATGGTGCTGCTGGAACTGGTAAATCTACCGTGTTAAATATCATCCAGCATTTATTTGAAGGGTATTACTCAGTATTTGATGCAAAAGCTCTTGGTTCTTCTAGTAATTCGTTTGCTTTGGAAGCGTTCAAGAGTAATCCTCTCGTAGCTATTCAACACGATGGTGATTTGTCAAAAATTGAGGATAATACTAGATTAAATAGTTTGGTTTCTCACGAGCTTATGACAGTTAATGAGAAATTTAAGTCGACCTACGCAAACCAATTTAAATGCTTTCTATTTATGGGTACCAATAAACCAGTAAAGATAACCGATGCTAAGTCGGGTCTTATTAGGAGATTAATAGACGTTTCTCCATCTGGTAATAAGTTGGATACAGCCGAGTATAAAACTATCGTAAAGCGGGTTATTTTTGAGCTTGGTGCCATAGCGTATCATTGTCAAGAATTATATTTAAAAAACCCGAGTAAATACGACGATTATGTTCCACTTACAATGCTTGGTGCTTCTAATGACTTTTATAATTTCGTCATTGATTCTTACTATGTATTTAAGACGGAAGACGGCACAACGATGAAAGCTGCTTGGGAGATGTACAAAACGTATTGTGATGAGGCTAAGGTAACGTTTCCGTTCTCTCAAAGAATCTTTAAAGAAGAACTTAAAAACTACTTTCGGGAATATAAGGAACGTTTTAATTCTGATGATGGTTCAAGGTTTCGTAGTTATTACAGTGGATTTAGGACTGATAAGTTTGAAGATCCTACATTCATAAAAAAAGAAGAAATTATAAAACCATCATTAATTACTTTTAAGAATACTAAATCTATATTCGATAAGGCGTGTGCGGATTGTCCAGCACAATATGCCTCATCAAAAGAAATTCCTTCTGAGAAGTGGGATAATACAAAAACAATTTTATCTCAGTTGGATACTTCTAAAATTCATTATGTTAAACCACCACTTAATCATATTGTCATCGATTTTGATATTCAAGATGATAATGGTAATAAATCACTTGAGCGAAATATAGAAGAGGCAAGTAAGTGGCCTCTAACCTATGCAGAACTTAGTAAGAGCGGAAACGGTATACATCTTCATTATATTTATACTGGTGACCCAACCGAATTAAGTTGTGTATTTGATGATTATATTGAGATTAAGGTGTTTGTTGGTAAAAGTTCATTAAGAAGGAAATTATCAAAGTGTAACGACGTACCAATAGCCACCATTAGTTCTGGTTTACCGTTGAAAGGAGAAAAGAAAATGGTAAATTTTGAATCGATTAATACTGAAAAAAGAATAAGAACTATTATTAAGAGAAATCTTAATAAAGAAATTCACCCAGCAACAAAACCTAGCATCGATTTTATATATAAGATATTAGAAGATGCTTATAACCAAGGAATACATTACGATGTCACTGATATGCGAAATGCTGTAATAGCCTTTGCTGCTAGTAGTTCACATCAGGCCGATTATTGTCTCAAATTTGTAAGTAAGATGAAGTTTAAATCAGACGACCAATCTATTAATATAGAAAACAAAGAGGCAGTGTTGGTGTTCTACGATATTGAAATATTTCAAAATCTATTTATTTGTTGTTGGAAAATTAAGGGTATAGACAAACCGGTTGTAAGAATGATCAACCCAAAACCATCAGAAATTGAGGAGCTTCTAAAATTCAAATTAATTGGATTTAATTGTAGACGATATGATAATCATATATTGTATGCCCGCATGATAGGATATTCTAATGAACAGCTATACGAATTATCTCAGAAAATCGTTTCTGGGAGTTCAAATGGATTCTTTGGCGAAGCATATAACATATCGTATACGGACGTCTATGATTTTGCATCTGCTGGTAATAAGAAAGGTCTAAAAAAGTTTGAAATTGAACTAGGACTTCGCCATCAAGAATTAGGTCTCCCTTGGGATCAGCCCGTATCTAAAGAATTATGGACAAAGGTTGCAGAATATTGTGACAATGACGTTATTGCAACTGAAGCAGTATTTGATTACTTGACCGGTGACTGGACTGCAAGACAAATATTAGCAGATATTGCTGGGCTTACAGTAAATGACACAACTAATACACTCACAACTAAAATCATCTTTGGAGATAACAAAAAACCACAAAGTCAGTTTAATTACAGAAACATGGGATTAATTCCAGATAAAGTTAATAAAATTGTAATAACTGAAGATAATTGGGTGTTTGATAATTTTGGAGATGAATATTCGTTATTCGATGACCATGGTCGACCAGTGTTTCCTAGTTATAAATATGAAAATGGTAAATCAACATATCGAGGTGAAAACGTTGGTGAGGGTGGTTATGTACATTCTGTTCCCGGAATGCATGGAAACGTGGCTTTATTAGACGTTGTATCAATGCATCCAAGTAGTGTTATTGCTGAGGAGTTGTTTGGTCCGGTGTATACTGCTAAATTTAAAGAAATAGTTGATGCAAGAATAGCAGTAAAACATGAAAAATGGGATAAAGTAAAAAATATGCTAAACGGTAAACTTAACAAATATATTCAGAAGGTTGTTGATGGTGAGATGACATCTAAAGATTTAGCTAACGCATTAAAAACGGCTATAAATTCAGTATACGGTCTTACATCTGCAAGTTTTGAAAACGCATTTAACGATTCTCGAAACAAAGACAACATAGTTGCAAAGCGTGGAGCATTATTTATGATAAATCTCAAACATGAAGTAAAGGCGAGAGGTTATATCGTAGCACACATTAAGACAGATTCTATTAAGATTCCAGATGCAGATCCTAAAATTATTCAGTTTGTCATGGATTATGGTAAACAATATGGATACGACTTCGAACACGAGGCTACGTACGATAAAATGTGTTTAGTTAATGATGCCGTATATATTGCTAAGTATGCTTCAAAAGAAAAATGCGAATCATTATACGGATATTGTCCGGGGGATAACAAGAAACATTCTGGTGAATGGACAGCTACAGGTACTCAATTTGCAGTTCCTTATGTATTTAAGAAGTTGTTTAGTGGAGAATCTATAGAATTTGAGGATGTGTGTGAGACAAAATCTGTAACTAGTTCTTTATATTTGGATATGAACGAAAGTCTTCCCGATGTGTCTGAACTAGAAAAGACACGAGATCGTCTTGCTAAGAAAGATCCTCCAATGAGTGCAGATGGGCTTGATGAGCAAATACAACAAGGTCATAATTACAAATTTGTAGGAAAGGTCGGTCGATTTTGTCCGGTAAAACCAGGTTGTGGTGGTGGAATTCTCCTTAGAGAAACAACCAATACCAAAACAGGAGAAAAAAGTTATGCAGCGGCTACGGGATCAAAAGGATATCGGTGGCTTGAATCTGAAATGGTCAAGGAATTAGGTAAAGAAACAGATGTGGATAGAACATATTACGATCATATGGTGAATGACGCTGTAAAAGCTTTAAATCAGCATGGTGACGTTGAATGGTTTACATCTGAAGATTCTTATGACATTGACAATAATGGTATATTCCCATTTTAAAAAACAAATTTAAAAATAAAGAAAAGAGGTTAAAAACAATGGTAAAAGACATTTTACAAATGGATAACGTAAGACTCATTCACAAAAACTTTTCAGGTGTGGCAAGTAAATATAATAGAGAAGGTGATAGAAACTTCTCAGTAGTAATTGATGACCCAGATATAGCACAGAAAATGGCTGCCGATGGGTGGAACGTCAAAATTAGAGCTCCAAGAGAAGAAGGCGACAATCCTTTATATTATCTCCCAGTCAAAATTAGATTTGACAAGGAGCGCTCAAGATTAAACCCAACAATATATTTAAAGACCGGTAGAAACATGAATAGATTGGATGAGGAATCACTCAGTATTCTAGACGACGTTGATATGTTGAAGGTCGATATTGACATCAATCCATTTAATTACGATGTGAACGGAAAGACGGGCATATCCGCATATTTAATAGGTATGTGTATCACTCAAAATGTTAATAGATTTGAACAGCGGTTTGCTGAGGAAGAAGCACCAGAGGAATAGTATTGTGAAAATGTAAGGGCGTTGGTTATCAATTACTGACGCTCTTCTATATTTGAAAGGAGATCAAATGAATACAAAAAAATCGTTTATATTTAGTTTTATCATGCATTTTAGTAAAATAATCAAGCACAAATGGTATGTTACATGTGCCTGCTTTAGATGTGGTCTTATTTGGCAGGGTCTAGTACACGACATTAGTAAATTTTCTCCAATTGAATTTTTTAGTGGGGTAAAATATTTTAAAGGTTCTGGGTCACCAATAGGTGTTGAAAAAAGTATAAAGGGATATTCAGAAGCATGGCAACACCATAAAGGAAGAAACAAGCACCATTGGGAATACTGGACTGATTTTCAGAATGGAAAAATAATACTAATAAAGATACCCCCACAATATGTTATAGAGATGATTTGTGATTGGGTCGGGGCTGGAAAAGCATATAATAATCAATTAGATCCATGGTCAATAGATGTACTTAAACAATATTATAAAGATCATATTTTACCAGGAATGTACATCCATAAAAGTACTCAGGATTTTATAAACTTATTAATGAACCATGTCGCTTCAGAAGATGATCTATTCTCAAACTGGCTAAAAGTAGAACGAGTTATTGATAATTATGTTCTTGACATGATAGAGGGATGTGCATATCAACCGCCTTTATATTTATATCAGTTTACCTCAGAGAAAGTAGTTGATTAAAAATGTCAATAAATTTACGAGACTATCAACAAAAAGCTATCGGTCAGATGAAGAATGGGTGTATTCTTTGTGGTGGCGTTGGTTCCGGAAAATCAAGAACCGCTATCTCTTATTATTATCTTCAGGAAGATGGTGATCCACAATCGTTAATAGGTCATGAGTATATTCCTATGGGCGATCCACCTAGAGATCTTTATATTATTACAACCGCTAGAAAACGAGACACTTTGGAATGGGAGAAGGAATTAATTCCATTTCTCCTTTCTCCAGACCCTAAATTTAATCTATATAAGAACAATGTTATAATCGACTCGTGGAATAATATTAAAAAGTATTCTAAAGTTCATGGTGCGTTCTTTATATTTGATGAGCAGCGAGTAATAGGGTCTGGGACATGGGTAAAAGCATTTTTAAATATTGCTAGAAAAAACAAGTGGATTTTATTATCGGCAACTCCAGGAGATACTTGGCAAGACTATATTCCAGTTTTTGTAGCAAATGGTTTTTATAAAAATAGAACTGAATTCCTACAAGAACATGCCGTATACAATAGACTTTGTAAATTTCCAAAGATTGATCGATTTATAGGAACTGGTAAGTTACTTAGACTTAGAGGTTCAATTCTTATAAATATGGATTTCACTCGTGAGACCGTTTCTCACCACGAGAACATTTATGTAAAATATAGTATTGAAAAATATAAGGATGCTTCTAGACATCGCTGGGATCCATTTAAGAACGAACCCATTATTAATGCTGCTGGGCTTTGTTATGTTTGGCGTAAAATAGTAAATACCGACGAAACTAGACAAGTAGCAATTCTTGAAATCTGCGAGAAACATCCAAAGGTAATTGTGTTTTACAATTTCGATTACGAATTACACATTCTCAGAAACCTTGGTTATGAATTGGATGTAAAAATTGCCGAATGGAATGGTCATAAGCATGAGTTAATACCAGATAGTGATAAGTGGGTATATTTGGTACAATATACTGCTGGGGCTGAGGGTTGGAATTGTATTGAGACGGATACCATCGTATTTTATTCACAAAATTATTCGTACAAGGTTATGGTGCAATCTGCTGGTAGGATCGATAGACTCAATACCCCTTACACCGATTTATATTACTACCATCTAAAATCTCGATCAGGAATTGATTTGGCAATCAGTCAAGCGCTTAAAGATAAACGAAGTTTTAATGAAAATGTTTACGTAAAATGGTAAAAATTAATTTAAAGGAGATATACTATGCCTGTAAAAATAGTAACAGATGATCATATTGAATATGCTATAATGCAAAAAGATAAAGGAAAAAAAATACCAGATATTGCTGAGGAGATTGTTTTAAAACCCGCAACTCTCTATTCTGGAATATATCGTACCAAAACAAAACAAGATGCTTTAACTATTAAGATAACTAAAAATAAGAAAAGACAAGCTATAGTTCAAGAAGTTTGGAATACTCTATCTATTGGTCAAAAATTTTACTTTAAAGATATAAAAAGAAGGACATCTGGTGTAATATTCTATATAGATAATTGTAAGATTGGTATAATAAATAGTAGTAATCGTAAAGAATTTATAATACGAAACGATTTAATACCTAAAAACATTATTTTTGGAGTGGGACGTGATATTAAAACTAGTAAGAAGGGAGAAACATGAATGGATGTTAATTCTGAAAAGATAGTATATTTTGACATTTATTGTAAGCAGTGTAAGTACGAAGCAACGGCTGAAGCCGATGATCCCTGTCACGAATGTCTTAGTACGCCAGTGAATAGTTATTCACATAAACCGGTTAATTTTGAGAAAAAATAGTTACACATTTGAAAGGAGAAAATTATGGAGTCATTTATCAATTTTTGTAATGAGCATGATCTACAAGTTAAATATACTTTTGATGAGTCGTGTTATCCAGTCAAGAGAATTATAAGAGTATCAGGATCTATAAATGGGGAGCATCATTCTTACTCTATAAACATATCGGATTGTGAGTTGGTTAAAGCCGATTTATCACTATCGTTTGATGAGTATATTATTAAACTAATTACTAAGGAGTTTGGATTATGTCAAGAATCAGAAAAAACAGCGCCTATAAACATTGATTGCGAGGTCATCGCCGTTGATTTTGATGGTACATTATGCGAAAACGATTGGCCTGGAATTGGTCTTCCAAACTACAATCTAATAAATTATTTGAAAAAAAAGAGGCAAGATGGTAATGTTAGTCTTATATTATGGACTTGCCGGGAAAAATCTCTATTAACTGATGCTGTTCTTTGGTGTGAGGAACGCGGACTCGTCTTTGATGCAATTAACGTTAACGCACCAGAAGTAATAAAAGCATTTGGATCGGACTCAAGAAAGATATTTGCACACGAATATATTGATGATAGGAGTTCTACTCGCTTTCAATTACCATATAAATATTAGTAATATAGGAGGATAAAATAGATGTCAAAATAATAGAGAGAGCGAGAATACAAATGATCAATCTATTGACCAGAAATCAAAAGGATGATTTTATAACCTTTAATGCACTTTTAAAGTTGATGGAGAGTAGTTCTTTAGACTTTAATAAGGACGAAAGAGAAACAATAACAATAGCTGCAAATATGATGTTAATGACTCTCGATGGTTTGGCTAGTCGCATGACAAACGATTTATTAGGTGAATTAATTCAGATTGGAAAAACAGCAAATGTGGTTTGTTCATATGACGATATTAAAATAAAAAAAGGAATCATGGTAGAAGTTAAAGATATTGATTATATTGTTGCTGCGGCATTGCAGACTTGCGAAAGTTGTAATAGAAATTGGAAACAATGCGGGTTAAGAAAAGCCCTACATAAAGTAGGAGCGCCATTAGTAGACCCCGAACAGAGCGGTTGTAAGTTTAAATTTAAGTAATAATTCGAAATTATATTAGTTTAAAAAAATAAATAAAAATTGAAAGGGGAAAATATTATGGATATTAAAGAAATGTGTCTTAAGTATGGAATTTCATTGGAGGAGATCGGTGATATTGGAAAGGTCAGTGATGGATATCACACATTTGATAGTTTATATTATCAGAGATGTATTTTGTTTGCTACTTTGTGTAACACCTTTAAAGACTTGGCTTGGAAATCCCACAAGCATTCTGAAGGTGAGGAGTGTTTTGGTGGGGGTTGGTTTATAGTTGGAATTGATACCCCAGAAGGAACTTACACTTATCATTACGAAAATAAATATTGGGATTTATTTAAATGTCATGAGTTAGATGTTGCTCCTGAATGGGATGGACATACCGAAGAGGATGTAACTAGAATTATGTCGTTATGGGGTATACTTTATGAAGGAAACATTCCAGAAGAAGCACCAAACTGCGAACATAAAATATGTTACGACCCAGAATCCATCGAGACTATTACACATCACAAGGTTAGGAGAGGGCTACACAACATATTTGATTTTATTAAAGGTGTTATAAAAGGCACTATTGATTTCTTTAAACTCTTCGTTATTTTTCGAAAAAAAAGTAATATGTTGTCTTGGGCAGAGAGAGAAATTAAGATAGCTTGTAAGAGTGAGAGGGCTGGTAATGGTGATCCTACTGGTAAAAAGTGGGATTATGGTTGTGCGTGCTATGAAAGTGCTTTAAGGGCGTTTAATAGTCTCACCAAAGATGGTCATAGTGGATTTAGTATTGGTCTTACTAAGAATATATTAGTTCGATTAATTGAGGATAAGCCATTAACTCCAATAGATGATACTGAAGATGTATGGAGTGATATTTTAGACAGAAGCGGATTGAGAGGCGAAGAAGTTAGCTATCAATGTAGAAGAATGGGTTCTCTATTTAAATATGTTTATGCGGACGGAACGGTCAAATACAGAGATGTTGATAGTTATTATTGTGTTGATGCCCACACTAAAAGTACATATCATAATGGATTTATTGGTAATATTATAAATGAGATGTTTCCTATTACTATGCCTTATATGCCCGGTAAACCCATTAAAGTATATTGTGAAGAATGTTTGACCGATAGAAAAAATGGAGACTTTGACACGATGGGTATTCTTTATATTATGAAGCCAACGGAAGACCTTGTAGATGAAAAAATAGAAATTAATAAGTTCTTTAAAGAATCTAAAGGTACGCCTCGTTGGGTAGAGATATCTAGAGAGGAATACGACGAAAGATGGGCTAGAAAAATTTAATTTTGGAGGTGTGGCGATGTTTAGATTTAAAACGTGTATTAATTAATACTGTAAAGGAATACTTTTAATATGAAAATAATAGAACCGAGTTTTGAAATACTATCAAATGTTGATGGTATAGAAGTTTTAAAAACTATAGAATTTGTTGGGCGTACTTGTTATAAATCATACGATAAGATAACCGATGATTCGTCCGTACAATTTGTAAAAAAATTAATAGAATGTGGTCACGAAGCTATGATAGAACATTATAATATAACAGTAAAAATTATTTGTGATCGAGGAGTAAGTCATGAACTCGTTAGACATAGGGTTGCTTCTTATGCTCAGGAAAGTACTAGATATTGTAATTATAGTCATGACAGATTTAATAATGAGATAACCGTAATTACACCCTTTGGTTTAAGTTCACAACAATATTACTACTGGCATGATTCTTGTACAGTAGCTGAGAAATGTTATTTTGCAATGTTAGAGTCTGGATCAACGCCTCAAATGGCTCGGTCAGTATTACCAACCAGTCTCAAAACCGAAATTGTAGTTACGATGAATTTGAGAGAATGGCGTCATTTCTTTAAATTAAGGACAGCAATAGGAGCACATCCACAAATGAGAGAGATAACAATACCCATGTTGAGTATGTTTAAAAAACTAATTCCGGTCGTATTTGATGATATTATGAGTTAATAAAATGAAAAATATTAACAAAATACGTACATACAAGGTTTGAAAATGGGTAAAATTTCTGCCCACTTTTATTTTGAAAACTGGGCTTTTGCCCACTTTTATTTGGGCGTGAGATTTTTGGAGAGGGTGTACGGACATAAAAAGTGCATTTTCTTCTCTTTTTTGCCCACTTTTTTGCCCACTTGCCCACTTTCTGCCCACTTTTAAAAACAAAAGTGGGCGCGGTCAAACGCAGTGTTCGTGCGGGTTTGCGGGTTTTGTGCCCACTTTCCCACTTTTTTCTCTTATTTAATGTGAGAAAAAATATATATAATATATATAATAAGCGAAAAAAAGTGGGCAAGTGGGTTTTACAGAAATTTCCAGTAAAATTTACACAAAAATATAGTTATGAGAGGTTGTTGATGATGTTTAAAAATATTAAAAAATTTATTAAAAATGTTTGTAAGGGATGGTCGCAAGATGGATGTTATTCGGAGATGGAATATAAAGGCGAAGCAAGTATGGGATGTTGTCACGGATTAGTTGGTGGTGATACGGATACTCAATATTTACAATATGAATGTGTTGATTGTAAATATAGAATTAAAAACTATGGCGCGCGAAAAAAACATTCCCTGTTATGAAGAGAAAGGATAAAACTCCCATTCTCTTCTGATTTTGTTATAGCTTAGAAAGGAGTGTAGTATGTTAGAAAATAAGTTTAAAACAAAACTAATAAAAGAAATACGAGAATTATTTCCTGGGTGTATGGTCGTACATAATAATGATTTTCAAGGTGCTCCAGATTTGATAATTCTTTATAAAAATAAATGGGCTTCATTAGAAGGTAAAAAATCAGCAAGTTCAAGTCATCGTCCTAATCAGGATCATTATGTTGATGTGATGGATAAGATGTCTTTTTCAAGATTTATATATCCAGAGAATAAGGAGGCCGTACTAAATGATCTTCAACAAACATTCAACTTTTGAGGGACTGCATGCTTTTTTGGGAGCAAGTAAATATCATTGGATTAACTATAGTGAAGAAAAAGTTGCAGATGTATATTCTAAATTCCTAGCAATTCAAAAAGGAACTGAACTACACGAATTTGCAGCCCAATGTATAAGACTCGGACAAAAATTACCAAAGTCACATAAAACTTTAAATTTATATGTAAACGACTCTATTGGTTTTAAAATGAAGCCAGAACAAGTTCTTTTCTATTCGGATAATTGTTTTGGAACAGCAGATGCTATTTCTTTTAGAAATGGATGTCTGAGAATTCATGACTATAAATCAGGAGTCACTCCAGCTCATATGGAGCAACTCGAAATATATACTGCTCTTTTCTGTCTAGAGTATAAAGTCAAACCAGTAGATATAGAAATTGAATTACGACTATATCAATCAGATGAAGTATTATGTGCAAAACCAACATTTGAGGAAATTAACCCCATAATGGATAAGATCATAACCTTTGATAAGATAATTAATAAAATTAAATTGGAGGAGAATTAATTATGAATCCTATCGCTGAAGAAATTTTAATGCACATAGGTACTGCAACTTCTGGTCGATATCCTAAAGGTTCTGGTGAGGATCCACATCAACATAGTGGTGATTTTCTTAGTCGTGTTGATGGTCTTAAGAAACAAGGTCTTGGCGATACAGAAATAGCAAAATCCCTAAACATGACCACAACAGAATATAGAACACAAAGATCCTTAGCTAATGCCGAAAGAAGGACATCTGAACGTAATAGAATTTTACAACTTAAGGAAAAAGGATATAGTCTAAAAGCCATTGCTACCGAAATGGGATATTCAAACGATTCATCAATCAGATCTCTACTTAATGAGAATGCTGCAAAGCGTATGAACATGGCTCAGAAAACTGCTGATTTCTTAAAACAACAGGTTGATGAAAAGGGTATAATTGATGTCGGTAGAGGAATTGAAAGAGAATTAAAAATATCTCCAGAAAAAATGAAACAAGCAATAGAAATTTTAAAGACTCAAGGGTATTTAGAATATGGTGGAGGAATTCCTACTGGTCCGGGAAAACAAACTAATGGTAAATTTCTTTGTCCTCCAGGAACCGAACACAAGGCAATATATGACTATAAGAATATTAATTATATAAATGATTACACCTCTCACGATGACGGTGCGACCTTTGATAGATTTACATATCCTAAGAGTTTAGATTCCAGTCGTATTAAGATTAGATATGCTGAAGAAGGTGGAATTCATAAAGATGGAGTTGTCGAGATTAGAAGAGGTGTTGATGATTTATCTTTAGGAAATTCACATTATGCTCAGGTTCGAATCATGGTTGATGATAAAAAATATATAAAAGGCATGGCCGTATATTCGGATAACCTTCCAGACGGAGTAGATGTATTATTTAACACGAATAAAAAAAGTGGGACTCCAATGGGCGATGTTCTGAAAAATATAAAAGATGATCCGGATAATCCATTTGGATCCTTAATCAAAGCGGGTGGACAAAATTATTATACTGATAAAGATGGTAATAAACAATTAGGTTTAGTTAATAAAGCTAGAGAAGAAGGTGACTGGCAAGAGTGGAGTAATTCGCTTCCAGCTCAATTTCTTTCTAAACAAAACATGCATCTAATAAATAAACAACTTAACCTAGCTATAACGGATAAACAAGCAGAGTTCGACGAGATAAACTCCCTTAATAATCCGACGATAAAGAAAGCATTATTACGATCTTTCTCAGATGATTGTGATGCTGCCGCAGTACATCTACAGGCTGCCGCATTACCAAGACAGAAATATCATGTAATATTACCAGTACCATCATTAAAAGATAATGAGGTATACGCTCCTAACTATAACAATGGGGAGAAAATAGCACTTATTAGATATCCTCATGGTGGTACGTTTGAAATTCCCATATTAACGGTTAATAATAAACATGCTGATTCTAAAAGGGTCCTAGGTAATTCACCATCAGACGCTGTTGGTATAAATAGTAAAATCGCCGAGAGATTATCTGGCGCAGATTTCGATGGGGATACAGTAATGACCATACCAGTTAATGATAGAGTTAAAATTAAATCTACACCATCATTAAGAGGTCTTGAAGGATTTAATGCAAAAGACAAGTATGGACCAGGATCTTATGATGAAAGTACCGTCACCCTGATGAAACACATAAGTAAAAAAGGTAAAGAGGTCGATAATACTCAATTAGAGATGGGTAAAATATCTAATCTAATTACTGATATGACTTTAAAGGGAGCCAACAATGATGAACTGGCTAGAGCAGTTAAACATAGTATGGTTGTTATTGACGCAGCCAAACATAAATTGAATTACAAGAAGAGTGAAGAAGACAATGGTATAGCAGCTTTAAAAAAGTATTATCAAGGAAGTGTCGATATAAATGGAAGGTATCATGAGGGATCTGCTACTCTAATATCTAAATCTAAATCTGAGACACCGGTACTTAAAAGAAGAGGAAGTCCTAAAATAAATCAAGTAGGGAAAGATTGGTATGATCCAAACCTACCAGAGGGAACTTTACTTTGGACTTCAGTACGTCAAGAGTTTATTGGTAAAGATGGAAAAATACAAATACGAACTCAGAAGAGTACTAAGATGGCGGAGGCTAAGGATGCCATGGACCTATCATCTGGTACCCCCCAGGAGGAAGCATACGCAAACTTCGCTAACAAGATGAAAGCTTTGGCTAATCAATCTAGAAAAGAGATGGTTTATACTGGAAAGATAGCATACTCATCAGGAGCTAAAGAAGTATACAAAGAAGAGGTTAAATCGTTAGAAGCTCAACTTCGCATTGCTGAACTAAATGCACCGAAAGAAAGGAAAGCTCAAATCTTAGCTAATGCCGTTGTAAAAGCAAAGAAACAAGAGAATCCTGACATGACATCAAGCGAAATTAAGAAAGTAAAACAACAACATCTAACCGCAGCAAGACTTGCTATAGGTGCTAAAAAAACACAAATTAAAGTGACCGATAAAGAATGGGAAGCCATACAAGCTGGTGCCATTAGTGAGAATAGGCTTAATCAAATTATAAACAATGCTGATATGGACATTCTTAGACAAAGAGCTACTCCACGTGCAACAACTATGTTAAGTACTGCTAAACTAAACAAAGCGGCAGCAATGAATGCTTCTGGTCATGCTACTTCTGACATTGCAAAAGCACTTGGCGTATCAACATCAACAATCTCTAGATATCTAAATGGAAAGGGGGAAACTATCTAATGAATAATGCGTGTATGATTACAACGTTTGATAATCCTTATAACCCATTTAGAGAGTTTTCTCTTTGGTTTTTGTTTGATGTAGAAAAAGGTTATAACTCTAGTGCATACTTAGGTCGAATTGCTAGAACATCCAATCAATTTACCGAAGATGAAAATCTAGAAGAAATTGAACGAGCAATTGATGAAATTATTAAGTATGATTTCTTAAACATATACAAAAAAGTATATATAAAAGAGAACGAAGAAACAATACCTGAACAAAAAGAAACAATACCTGAACAAAAAGAAACAATAATTGAATAAAAAGATCAAATCTACCTCATATTAGTATACAATTGGTATAGGGGGGGGTCGTCAAAAGGTACACCCCCTATGTCATCGCGGCGGTCTCTAAAAATTCTCCGGGGGTATATTTTTGTAAACCTTTTTACTTACACATAGCCTTTAAAGGAGCTCGTATGGGTACTTCCTTCTTTATTCTTTATCTCCTTTCAACTAAAGAATCATATAACCATGCGAGTTCGTTTAAGTGTTATGTGTAAACCATACTAAAAGTCTATAATAACACATAATGTTCATAAGAAAACTACTATACATCTAATCGAGAGGAGGTCGGAAAGGGTGAGAAACGCTAGAGCTGTAAACTCTTCTGAGACAATACAAAAGAGGAGACCAGCTTTAACTCCTGAGGCTAGGGAAAATCAATTAATATCCTTGGCTGTGGACCTTGCCGAGAGACAGTTATTAGAAGGTACTGCTTCTTCTCAGGTCATAACTCATTATTTAAAGCTGGGGTCAACAAGAGAACGAAAAGAATTAGAGATTCTTGAGAAACAGAAAGACTTGATGGATGCTAAAACCAAAGCGCTACAATCATCCCAAGTAATGGAAGAACTTTATTCCAATGCAATTAATGCAATGCGAAGTTATAGTGGACGAGGTGATTCCGAAGATGATTAGAACATACAAGGAATTATCTAGACTATTGACTTTTGAGGAACGCTTCCAATATTTAAAATTAAATGGAGCCGTTGGAGAAGAAACATTTGGGTTTGACAGATTTATTAATCAAAAATTTTACAAATCACAAGAATGGAAGATAGTTAGGAATACAGTAATATTACGAGATAATGGTTGTGATCTTGGTGTAGATGGTTATGAAATTTATGAAAGAATTTTAATACATCATATGAATCCCATTTCAATAAAAGACATAGAAAGTAATAGTGATTTTCTATTGAATCCTGAATTCTTAATTTCTACTACACATTGTACACATAATGCTATAACATATGGCGATAAAAATCTGTTATCAAGAACACCAATCGAACGAAAGAAAAACGACACTTGTCCGTGGCGACATACATGAAGGAGAGTAAACAAAATGGAAGATAATATTAAAATCGGCATGGTTAATAATTGCCTATCACTCAATATTCGTGAGGAGCCCAAACCCGACGCGACAATAATATTTACTCTCGATCGTTTTACAGAAGTTGTAATTATAGAAGACGAATCAACGGACGAATATTATAAGATTTGTAGTGTATCTGGTCTTGAAGGGTTTTGTATTAAAAAGTACCTAACGATTTAATAGTAGAGGAGAATTATAATGAGTAGCATATTAACTGATATTAAGAAATTATTAGGAATTAATGAAGAAGATGTACACTTTGATCCAGACATTACAATACATATAAATTCAGCGTTGAGCATGTTAAGACAGATTGGAGTCGGCCCAACGACTGGTTTTTCTATCACCGATAAAACAGATATGTGGGATGATTTCACGGAAGAAGAGTCGTTATTAGGTAATATACAAACATATGTTTACCTAAAGGTTCGTCTAATATTTGATCCACCATCTAGTTCTGTGATTGTAGAAGCTTTTAAAGAACGAATCAGTGAGCTTGAATGGCGACTACAACAAGACGCCGAGTCAATACTTACAAGTTAGGAGGAATTATAATGAATACTAATGAATTAAAACACTATGGTATCCTCGGAATGAAATGGGGACGCCGTCGAGCTAGTAATGATTCTTCTGGGTCAACTAAAAAAAAGGATCGTCAACCAGAAACAAAAGAATCATTATCTAAAAAGAAAGCATACGTTGATTCTGCAAAGTCCGTAACAACCGAAGTAAAAAATATTAATCAGAGTCTATCTAAATTTAGAAACACCAAAAATAGAGTTGATTTAAGCACAATGTCTAATGATGAGATTAGGAAACATATAGAACGATTTAGCCTCGAACAATCATATGCGTCATACTCGGATAAATCAGTTACCAAAGGGAAAGAATACATCGATCAAACATTAGATATTGCCGGTAGCGTATTAGCTATTGGAAGTACCGCATTGGGTATGGCATTAGTGATCAAACAATTAAAATCGTAACAGGAGAAATAATTATGGCTCTATCAAACACTGCCGTACCAAAATACTATGGTGTATTTCGCGATGCAGTAATTCGAGGAGAGATACCCGTATGTAAAGAAATCTCTATGGAGATGAATCGAATAGACGATTTAATTGCTAATCCAGGAATATATTACGATGAGGGAGCGGTTGAAGGATGGATACGTTATTGCGAGGAAGAATTAACACTAACTGATGGCTCTGATTTATACCTACTAGATAGTTTTAAACTATGGGGAGAACAAGTATTTGGATGGTATTATTTTGTTGAACGAAGCGTATACCGACCAAATCCCGATGGACATGGAGGACAATACATTAAAAAATCAGTAAAGAAACGATTGATAAATAAACAATATCTAGTTGTTGGAAGAGGTGCCGCCAAGTCTTTATATGATTCATGCATTCAATCATACTTTGAAAATGTTGACACAACCACCACCCATCAAATTACTACCGCACCAACAATGAAACAAGCGGAAGAAGTAATGTCCCCTATCAGAACAGCAATCACGAGATCAAAAGGACCCCTATTCAAATTTCTAACTGAAGGATCATTACAAAACACAACTGGTTCAAAAGCTAATCGAATGAAATTAGTAGCAACAAAAAAGGGTATTGAAAATTTTCTTACTGGTTCTATTCTAGAGATTAGACCAATGTCCATACACAAACTCCAGGGATTAAGAGTTAAAATTGCTACTGTCGACGAATGGCTGTCTGGCGACATAAGGGAAGATGTTATAGGAGCAATAGAACAAGGAGCATCTAAAGTTGATGACTATCTAATTGTTGCAACTAGTTCGGAAGGTACAGTCCGTAATGGTAGCGGCGATACAATCAAAATGGAATTATCAGACATACTAAAAGGTGATTACATTAATCCCCATGTTTCTATTTGGTGGTATAAACTAGATTCGATCGACGAGGTTGCAGATCCAGAGATGTGGCTAAAAGCAAATCCTAATTTAGGAAAAACTGTTAGTTATGAAACATATCAACTTGATGTCGAAAGAGCAGAGAAAGCGCCGGCTGCAAGAAACGATATCTTGGCTAAGCGTTTTGGAATTCCCATGGAAGGTTATACATATTACTTTACTTATGAGGAAACACTTCCACATAAAAAACGTACGTTCTGGCAAATGCCATGTTCATTGGGTGGAGACCTTTCGCAAGGTGATGACTTCTGTGCGTTTACATTTCTCTTTCCACTATCAAATGGATGTTTTGGCGTTAAGACTCGGAACTATATATCATCACTAACTCTTATGAAATTACCAGCTGCCATGAGAATAAAGTACGATCAATTTATGAATGAGGGTAGTTTAATAGTTTTAGAGGGAACCGTTCTTGATATGATGCAAGTCTATGAAGATTTAGACAATCACATCAATGAGTGCGGATATGATGTTCGATGTTTTGGATTTGACCCATATAATGCTAAAGAATTTGTCGATAGATGGACTTCTGAAAACGGACCGTTTGGAGTAGAGAAGGTAATTCAAGGAGCAAAAACAGAATCTGTTCCTTTAGGTGAATTAAAGAAACTATCAGAAGAGAGAATGTTATTATTTGATGAAGATTTAATGACGTTTGCAATGGGTAATTGTATTACTCTTCAGGATACAAATGGGAATCGAAAACTACTCAAAAAGAGAGCAGATCAAAAAATAGACTCAGTTGCTGCTATGATGGATGCTTATATAGCATATAAATTAAACAAAGATGCATTTGAATAAAAAAAAGGGGGAGGTAATATAAAAGATGTGGACGTATAATCATTTACAATCAAATGAAATTTGTCACTATGGAGTTCTTGGTATGAAATGGGGTCGTAGAACCGCAACACACCTTAAAATTACGCCTAGTGACAGTTCTGTTACTAAAAAAGTAAAAAACGATTTTAATAAAATGTCAGATAACGATTTTAGACAAAAATACAAAACAACAAAAAGCACATATTCAAAAAGGGTAGAAAAATATGGAGATCCATATATGAATTCGCCTTTAGCAAAATTTGGTAAGTTTATGGAAAAACAAGCTAAAAATAATGCTAGTAGATACATGCAAATAGCAGAAGAAAAGACTGCTAAAAAAAATAAAGACATAAAGGATGTTAGCCATCCCATTTCTGAAAGATTTAAAGAATTAGGCAGACAAACAAAGAATTCGACACTACATCCAATATTAACAAGTAAAGCGGCAAACGAATCAATTAGAGAAGAAAAAATAGGGACTCAAGCTCGAAGGATGTATGCTTACCAAACTACAAAAGAATTAAAAGATGTTAACGATCGCGTAGACGCAAAAGTGGCTGAGAAAAAAGATTCTAAATGGGCTAAAAAGAACGAGAACAACATTTTTCTCGAACAAATCAAAGATGAGAATATCCGAGACATTTACAAAAACATTGACTGGGAGAAAGCGGGATCATCTAAGGAATATGGTGCCAAAGTTAATCGTAAAATTGCTGAACAACTTAATAAAAGAGTCAATGAATTAAAGCCGCCCAAAAAGAGCACGCTCGAATGGGTAACCGATAATGATGGATCAATTGGAGATTTATACCTTCGAGTTAAAAAATAGAAATGGATGGTAATCCGATTATAAAGGTGGTGAATAATTCAAAATGGAATACCCAAAAGAATACATACTTGTACACTCCGATGAAGATGACTCTATTGAGGGGTACTATCTATTACATTTTGGGGTAAAGGGAATGCGTTGGGGGGTTCGTAGGAGTCTAAAACAACTCGGATACAAAACCAATTCCCGCGACAAGAATAAAGAAGATATCGTATTAAACAAAGGAACTACTTTTCAACGTATTGTCACTTCATCCAATTCCGGATACACAAAAGGAGTTTATACTTCATATAAAACAGCCGATAAAGATTTATATAAGGGTGTTTTAGGAAGGATGAGAGTTCAGAGTTTATTGAAGGAGACGGGTGACGTATCATTAAAAGAATTATCCATGGTTGCTAAAAAAGATATAAGAATACCATCAAAAGAAACCAGACTTAAAGAGTTTTCTAAACTATATAATGATGATAAAGCTGGTGTCATGAATCTTATAAACGATCATGAGGTATCGCGGTATGGACGAAAAGAAAAATCTGGATTTGATTTAAAAGACAAGCGTCAATTAACAGATGCCTATGAAAAATTCAATGATGCTTTATCGGTGGGGACTCACTCTCCACACGGTCATGTCATAGAAAAGTACTACGACACATTATCGAAAAAGGGATACGATGCAATTCCAGATGAGAATGATATTCGATTGTCCACATTTAAAGCTCAAGCCCCTATTATAATGTTTAATACAGCACAATCTATTGGGCGTGTTAAAGTTAGAGAATTGTCAGCATCCGAAGTATACAATGCATACCGAAGAACCATTGTAAAAAAGGTAATTAGAGACTTAACAATGCCTGGACGTATTGGATCTGAGAAACTATCTCCGGATCTAATAAAGAGAGCATCTCAACATGCTCGACAGTTGGAGAAAGACAAGTTTGATTTGAATAAAAATTATACTCTAAAAGATTTAGCGAGCGATTGGCAAACTCACAGATTATCTACATCCCAAATTTCAAGAGTTAGTTCTAAAATGGATGAGGGAAAAACCCACGACGAATCAGTTAAAGAAATTGTGGGTGTTGGTAATGTTGCCGTGGATTATTTATTAGATAAAATGAACTTATAAAAATTCAAAATGGAATATTATAAAAAGAAAGGGTGGCATACAAAATGAATAATGTATCATCAGAACAAATCCAACAAATTAATAGTATTAACAATAATACTAAAGCAATGATGTTTGGAACAAAAATTCAAACAATCATAAGCACCTTAAATGGTATTGCTAGTAAAGGAACACCTGTAAATGCGGTTAACGCTAGTAAAGTACTAACTATCTCGGGGGTTGTTAAAGATGGAGAAAAAGTAACAATTAACAATCCAGCAATATCTGGAAGTAATGTATACGAATTTCTAGCTGACGACGACCAAACAAAAACCGCTGAAACAAATATTGGGGTGGATATTACATCGCATGTAACCAAAGCATCCAATACCTTGACAGTCGATACTCAACCAACGAGTGGTAACACAATGACTATTGGTGGAAAAGTTTATACGTTTGTTCCAAATAACACTGATACCGCAGATGGTGAAATATCCATAGGTACCGACTTGGCATCTGCTCAAGCGGCAATTGTAGCAGCTATAAATGGAACTGATGAATTTAATGAACCAAACATGCTAGTGAGCGCTGGTGAGTTTGCGTCTGACGATTGTGTAATTACTGCACTTATTGGTGGAACTTCCGGAAACGCAATAGGAACTGTCGAAACATTTACAGCATTAACTAATGTCTTTTCGGCTGCGACTTTAGGTTCTGGTGCTGATTGTTCCGCCGCAAATGCTGTTACTGCGTTAGTTGCCGCAATAACTGCTGATGATACACAGGGAGTTGGAGCAGCAGATGGTGTTGGTAATACCGTAGATTTAACAGCTGATGTTGCTGGCGTAGTTGGAAATGCAATACAGATTGGTGAGACAATGGTTAATGGTGCATTTGCTGCTGGAGCTACAACTCTAAGTGGTGGTGTTGATGGTACTGTTGGAAGTGAAAATCAATTTATGATTGATGATTCCTACTTATATCACTGCATTGATACCAACACAACAACCGGAAAGAACTGGAGAAGGATTTCTCTTGGTAGCGTCTATTGATCTATATTGATTTAGGGGTGATGAATTCAAAATGGATAATATTAACATAACTTCTAGGCTAAAACATGCCTGGAATGCATTCTTAAATAGAGATCCAACTGATGCGTATAATGATGTCGGTAGAGGATACTCATATCGCCCTGATCGACCACGACTAACAAGAGGAAATGAACGATCTATTATAACATCTGTATATAATAGGATAGCATTAGATGCCGCAGCATTGAGTATAAAACACGTCCGACTAGACCAAAATGATAGATTTATCTCGGTCATTGATTCGGGACTTAATACTTGTCTATCTTTAGAATCTAATATAGATCAAACTAATAGAAGTTTTATCCACGATGTTATAATGTCGATGTTGGATGAAGGATGCGTAGCCATAGTACCAATTGATACTACGTTTGATCCAAAGATAACTGGTTCATTTGATATAACATCTATGCGAACTGGTAAGATTTTAGAATGGTATCCACAACAGGTAAAAGTTCAGGTGTATGATGATAGAGTTGGAGTTAAAAAGGATATATTACTAAAAAAAAGTACAATAGCCATTATAGAAAATCCCCTCTATGCAGTCATCAATGAACCAAACTCAATAATGCAACGTCTTATTCGAAAGTTAAATCTCTTAGACGCTGTCGACGAACAAAGTAGTTCTGGTAAATTGGACTTAATAATTCAATTACCATATATTATAAAAACAGAACAAAGAAAACAACAAGCGGATAAGCGAAGACAAGACATTGAAGATCAATTATCTGGTTCTAAGTATGGCATTGCTTATACTGATGGTACGGAACGTATTACGCAGTTAAATCGTCCAATTGATAATAATCTATTGACTCAGGTTCAATACTTAACGAGTATGCTATATAGCCAGCTTGGTATTACCCAGAGTATATTAGATGGATCTGCGGATGAGAAGACAATGCTAAACTATTACAATAGAACAATAGAACCACTTCTTTCAGCCGCAATTGATGAAATGAAGAGAAAGTTTTTAACAAAAACAGCAAGGTCTCAACGACAATCAATTTCAATATTTAGAGATCCGTTTAAACTTGTTCCAGTTAATGAGATATCAGAGATTGCTGATAAGTTTACTCGAAATGAGATAATGACCTCAAATGAAATTAGACAAGTTATAGGTATGAGACCAGCAGACGATCCGAAAGCAGATGAACTTAGAAATAAGAATCTAAGTGAACCATCTAAGGGACTACCAACAAATTCAATTGATGATAAAACTAAAGATACTAATACATAAAAAGGAGGTAAATTCAAAATGGAAAGATTTGATTTCAGTGGTTGGGCTACCCGAAATAATCTTAAATGCTCAGATGGTCGTATTATCCTGAAAGATGCATTTAAGCATAATAACGGACAAGTTGTACCACTTGTCTGGAATCACCAACACAACGACCCTCTCAATATTCTTGGACATGCTATGCTTGAGAATAGAGATGAAGGTGTTTATGCCTATTGCGTATTTAATGATACCGAATCTGGAAAAACAGCAAAACAGCTTGTTGAGCATGGTGATGTATCAGCCTTATCAATTTACGCAAACAAACTCAAACAACAAGGTAGTAATGTATTACATGGAGCAATTCGTGAAGTAAGTCTTGTTCTTTCTGGTGCAAATCCTGGCGCATTTATTGACTCTATAATTAGTCATGGTGAAGAGTCAAGTGAAGAAGCTATCATTTACACTGGTGAAAACATAGCACTATATCATACAGATAATAAGGAGGGTGCAGAGATGCCAAAAAATGAAAAACCAGATCCAGCTA